AGGTTACGAGCTTCGGCCTAGCGAAACCAACAATCTCCTTGCCAATATAGCGACGTTTTACCATCACCATTCCGCCGTTGCGCTGGTCGCCTTCTCCTGAGGTATTGCCTTCGATACATAAAACCGTAGTCATGCCAACCTTGACCACAATTCCGATGTGACTGATGCGATCAATGCCATCGTGTGGAAAGTCCATAAAACACAAATCGCCGAGCTGCGGCTTATCTTCAATCCAACGTCCTAGCTCTTTCATCTTATGAGCACCAGCAGCCGTTGAAACCATTGATGGAATCTTGACTTTAGCCTGGTCAAAACACCAATTCACAAAAGACCCGCACCAGGGCAATCCATCGGCCTTTGTAAATTTGCCGTACTTTGTCAGATTCTCGCCAGTCTCCACTGTGCCGACTTCAGCTAGTGCGACTTCAATAATCCGAGCAGCAGTGCCTTCTGGATAAATCATTCAAGCAATAGCTTTGCTTCATCGGCAGTGATGCCTAATTTGGCAATCAACGCAGCCTTTTCAGTTGTTTTTGTTGCCTCTGCTTCATTTTCTGCGGCAACGCGCGCTTTGTCCAATTCGTGTTGTTTTAATTCATCGGCGTTTAATTCGCGTTCAATAACTTTTCCTGTTTCGACATCATGTATTTTTTTTATCATCGTGTCCACACCTCGTATGTTCCGCCGTTCCAAGTACCAGATCCACCATTAGGAAAAATCTCAATACTTGTAATTGCGCTGGATAAATTTATGTAAGATGGATAAAGATTTGCTACGGCGAACTTCATGATTGCAGTTGTATTGGCTGCGGCAATGTAGCAAAAACCTTTACCATTTGATGCAGAACTTCCGTTCATATTGATACCCGTAGAGTTTTCGTTGTTCTGAACACCGTAAGTGCCGCTAGTTGAATTGCCATTCACACGAACCATTGGCGCAGTAGTTGCACCTGATTGGCTAAAACTGGCAAGTGAAATCAAAATTTCTGCTGAGCTGAGACTGCTTACAGATATTGATGAACCTGTCAATGAGCCATTTGCAACACGTGTCCAAGCTGGTGCGCCTGCTGAAGGTGTTACCCAAGCAGGAACTCCACCGGAAACTGTCAGTACCTGTCCTGTTGTGCCAATTGCTAAACGAGTGTTTGTGTTTGCAGTTGCTGACGCATAGTTGGTGTCGCCAAGTGTTGTTGAAGGATTAAGTGCTTTTAATCGTGTATCAACGCCTTGCAACGCAACATCAAAATCTGCCGGAAGATCGGTAACTAAATCAGTTGCCGTCGGCAAAACAAAGCCATAGTTTGTTGTCGGATTAGCCATTCATTTTCCCTTTCATCATGAGACGATTGTAGCGTTTGCCCAATCTAAAGTCGGCGACACGGTGTTCCATGCTTCCACTATTGGCACATCGTTCCAGCGCATTGCATTGAGCGAATAGGCCAATGGCGACATAAGCAGAGTAATGTCAAGTTGATTGTAAGAAGCTCGGAAAGTCCAGCCTTCGACAAAACCTTGAAAGACTCCGGAGGACATATTTGGCGGAAGGTCATTGAGTGCAATCGGCTGACCCATAAACACATTGATAAGGGCATCACGATCTGCATTGTCGAGCTCCGGATTGGTCAATGCGTAGGTGATGGAATCAAAAATAGGTTGCGGATAGGCTCGAAGTGCCAAATAAAAGGCTGCCTGAGATTCGGCATCGGCGTGATGTTTGATAGTTGTTGTGATGATTTGAGCCAAATCTCCATAAAGTGCAATAGACGCGGCATCTGTATCGCTTACTTCGCTAGACGAATTTGTGCCATATTTGATTGTGATGTTGTTTCGCACGTCTCCTGCTCGTGTCTTAATAGTGATGCCTTGCCCTAGAGCGTGATTGGCAGTCAGATCCGTGTAACCGTTAGCTGCAAGGTAATTCGTGCGATGTGTCGAATCAGAATAAGAAATTCGCCCAGCAGAATCTTCGGATAAATAACCTAAACCGCTATTGGCAAGGGCGGCAACCAAGTCATAAACAACGACGCGATTCGCTGAGCGTTGTGCCAGCTCGTAATTGCCTGGAGTATCAATTTCTCCATAACCACTACTTTCAGCCGTCGCCCAAGTTGTTGTCGGGTCATAAGTGCTCCACTGCAAGGCGGCTGGAACCTGTTGCCATTGAGCAAATAAGACTTCCCGAAGGATTGTAGCAATCTGGTCGCCGTCAAAATCTTGAGTCAAAACGCCTTCTGTAAGCGCCTTCTGAAGCCTTGCAAGGGCTCCAAGAGCCGTGATCGTGACTTCTTGAGTATATGCGCTAGAACCAATTTGCGAGACGCTGACGCTGATGTCCACAACAGAACCGCCAAAGATTGGCACATAAACGGCCGATGTGTCTTGAACCTCAATTGAGATGGTGTCGTTGATTTCGTAAGGTAATGCAGCTTGACCAAAGATAATCAAAGTCACTGAGCAATAGCCCGCTTGAGCCTGTGTGTAAATGTTCGTGCGGCCGGAAGTAATTGTCAGGTTGGCAAGGACTGAATCTGTTACATCAGTTCCATCAACCTTTACACGCCAGACTGGAGCCCACTGTGTCATGAAGTTGCCAGAGCACCGGCTCCGCCAGTACCACGATAGAAGGAGTCATTAAGCACATTGACAATTGTTCGAGCAGTACCTTCGGCATCAATGGCTCCATTGACTGTGATGTTAATACGATCGGCAGTAGAAAGTCCGCCAGTGGCTTCAAGTCTTGCTGCTGCCGCGGCTTCACGTTGAGCCCTAAGTCTTTCGGTGTCGGCTTTTAATTGCTCACGGCGAAGGATTGCAGCTTGCATCGCTGGAGAATATGAGCTTAGTGGCGCACCCGTAAATGTAAATGGATCTGCACCTGGACTAAATGTGTCGCCTGGCATTCCTGTATCAAATCCGCCGCTGGTACTGCCTCCGCCTGTATCCATGCCTAAATCTTCTGAGCCTCCGACTCTTAAACCTTTAGAATTATCTCCGCCGCCAAAGAATCGGGTCACTGGATTGTCTGTCATAAGCTTGATAAATGCCTTGACTGCATTCACTACTTTTCCAATGCCAGAAAGAAGATTGGCAAATCCAGTAACAAGTCCAGCAATTATTTGAGCAATGATTTTTAATGCTCCACCTAAGCCCGTGACAAGAACTGGCACAACGTACTTTTGAAGAAACTCAATCAAATCCACGAATGTTTCTTTGTTATCATCGACTGCTTTTGTGATTGGCTTAAAGAAATCAGCAAATTTTCCAAGTGCCGGCACGACTTTCTCCACAACAAATTCAACAAGTTGTTGAATAATTGGCAAAAGTTTTGCACCGACTGATTCCTTGCCTTCATCAAATGCCACTTTAAGACGATCCATCTTGCCGGCAAATGTGTCTGCCTTCTCAGCAGCTTGACCGCCAAAGGTATCTGCCAATGCTTTAGTCACATCGTCCATGCTCATTGTTTTTAGCTCGGCCGCAGATAATCCAATGCCTAATTTAGCCAGAGCGCCAGAATTGCCCTCATAGGCTTTGCCTAGAGCATTCGATACGGCTTCGAGTGACTTACCAGAACCGGCTGCAACGTCCAGAGCAAGTGTCTGCAATTTCTGTGCTTGCTCAACGTCTTTTGTAGCGCGAAGCAATCTTTCCAATGATGGACGCAATTCGTCATCTGCAATTCCACTGGCCAAAGAAGTTTTGAGAATATATGCCTCTGTTGCAGCGACTTGTGCGTTGGTCGCGCCGGTGACATTTTTTAAGGTTGTTGCTAATTTTGCTTGAGCTGCTTCGTCAGCGATAGCAGACTTGACTCCATCAATAAGAAGTGTGGCGGCATAACCTGCGGCAGCTACGCCGGCAGCTAAAAATGCCGCTCCTGCAATCTTGCCAAATCCAGCCATTTTTGACGATGAACTTTCAACGTCTCCGTTGGCAGTTGCTAAGGATTTTTTGAGCTGATCTACATCAGCCAGAATCGAGAGCTTGAGCGTTCTACTTTGTCCAGCCATCACCACTCCTTCAAGATTCGGTCAAATGCATTTTCCCACTTCGCAATCAACTCTGGCTGGATTTCGCGAAGTGTCGGATAAATAAAATAGCCTTTGGATCCTCGTCCTTGCTTGCCTGACCATATTGGAAACTGTTTAAATTTATTAGATCCAAATTCGTAGCCAGCCCAAAGTTGTTGAGTTGTACCGCCGCCTGAGAATTTCTGACTTGCGAAGCCAAATGACAATTCTCCAATTTTTGATGATTTGGATACGCGTGAACCTTGAGCAATACGATCGTCGGCTTTATTAAAAGTCTTGTTGGCGGCCTGAATAATTTTGCCTTGAGCAAAGCTTGCCAAAGCTGATGATTCTCTTTTAGCCGCATCAGTAGCTTTAGAGTCCATGGCCTTAAATGCCGAAGTAATGCGACGAAGATCGGCCTTGTCATAGGCAATCTCAACCTTGTCGCTCATTTTGTCGCTCCAATATCTCAAAAGCCGTCAGAATCTGTTCCGCCGTCGTCCATTCACTCATTGGAATCTTTGTGGCTATCGCCAGCTCCACAATTATTCGGTTAAGGCTTCCGACGGCGTAACTTTTGGGTCGGCTGCTCCGGCCTCAATATCTGCTACACCTTCGCACCAGATTTCATAACCTTTAATTGGCTTCCCACCGGCTTCGCGTTTCATGGCGTGATAAGCCAAGAAAAGAAGATCCGAGATTCCTAGTTTTTCTTGAACCTGTTGAATCGTGAATCCTGTTTTCTGTTCCCACTTTTGCCACTCTGGAGGAGCCGCCGTGTATGTAGCGGCTTCCCCAGTTTGGTACGTAATTGCGATGTTCAGTTTCATTTTGCTCCCGTTTCTTTTTTGATTAGCTGATTGTTAGAACTGGTGTTGATGCGCAGAGCATTGTCCAGGTATCAGTCTGAGCATCTGGTGCAGCGCCTCCAGCAGTTGGAGCCACTGGAAAAGCAGTACCAGCAAATGACGCGCCGGTTGCAGTTAGTAGAGTGAATGCGAGTGCAGTATTTGGAGCAGAAGTGAATGCAGTCCACATTGCTTCAAAGAGTGATGAAGTCGCGCCCCAGTCTGCAAGAAGAGAGATGTTGAGTGTCCATTGATCATCGATGTGCTTGTAAGCCTTGCCATCAAGTGTTTGATAAGTGGTAATAACTGGTGCATTGACCATTGTGACGGCAGTTGTCTGCGCGTCGTAATTCACGGTGGCAAGAGTGAAAACTATGT